GGCGCGATTGATCGCCTTCTCGCCTTCCTGCAACCGAAACTGGTAATCGGGAGATTTGTAGAAATCGGCGTAAGGCTCGGCAGTGCTCGGCGTGGTTCTATAGGGCGTCAAATCGCGTCTAGACCCGTCCTTCGCATAATGATATTCACCGAACTTGCCAATGTTCCCACCGAATATATCGGATTGCGTTCCTACAACCTGTTTCCAGTTGGAAAGCGCATCGGGGTTCCCCCTGACGTAAGCCTCCCAATCCGTGCTTGTGGATTCAGGCATATTTATGCCATAAAGGCCAGCAAGCTTCCCTAGCGCGCCATAACCAACATCACGATAGGGCTTATAATCCTCGCGCGTGGTATCGTAGATATACTTCTGAACCGCAGCGGATTCCTGCGCAGCCTGAACCTGCGCCTTGGCGGCTTTTTTGGATGCTTTGGATCCAATTAGACCACTGGCAGCAGTTGCGCCCACCAGAGCCAGTGCACTACCCAGCGCCATTAACCGAGCCTCTTGATATAGCTATGCTCAGACGCGCGATAGCCACGGCGGCGATACAGGGCACCAACAGCTTCCGGCCTCACCTTGTCGAGAGCTATCATCGCCCACGACTGCGCTCCTGCGTTCATTGCCGCCAGCTCGAGACAATCCAGAAGGTGCGCCCCAACTCCTTTTCTAGCTTCAGGCTCGACCCACCAGAACAGTTCTTGGCCCGTGATATGGTTGCAATTGAAATAGAGAGGATATACCAACCCGCCCGCAATACCGCAGATCACCCCCTCCCTGATTGCAATGAGTACAATGCCGTTAGGATCAGCAATCATGCCCCGGAGCGTGGAGCATATGCTGTCATGATCCCATTCGGCTACGTCTGCCCATTCCGCTTCATCGAAGAAACGCGCACCAATGCGAGCAATCGCGGGAATATCCTCAACCGCTGCTGGCCTGATTTCGATGTCGGATGAAAAGCGCATGTAACCCAGACAGTCTGTAATGCGCTCTGTCTGGTTGCCGCACGCGCTTAACGGCTGTTATCGTATAGCACGCGGCTCAGGTATATTCAACACCCGATGCAACGATACCAATTGACGTGTTGGCGCTGGCAAGGGCCTGTATCGTCCCGCCATCCTCAAGCCATTGGGCTATAGCTCCGGGTACGACATAACTATCCCCTGCGTTGATAGATTTAGCTGACAAAATGCAGTTCGAAGCGGACGCGCTGCCGCCATTAGGAACCAGATGCACCGTAGCCGTTACCGCCCCTGCGGTCGTATTGGTAAGGGTTAGATTGTCGATCCTAGCCTTGAGTCCCGTTGCTGTGTAATAAGTCGCGGCACTCGTGGTGAGCTGAGAACCGGCAATCAGTCTTTTTGGTCGAGTGGACATATCAAACTCCGTAACGCAAAGGCGGCAAAAGGTCGTCGAATTCAGATGGACTGCAAATTGGTGCGGGGATATCCTGCTCATCATGCTGAGGAATTAGTGAAGGGGCGATGGAATCATCGCCAAGATCGATAGTTGCCCCACCAAGTGGAACCGCTATCAGTAAGGACGTGTCATCAATGGGATTATCGGTTTGGCCTGTCACACGCTGAAGTTGAGCAAAAAAACGATACCAAGACGGCGTGACATTGCCCCGGCTGTCAGCGATAGGCTCTCTGGGTGGATTGATTGTGAACATCGCTATCTCACATCCACATGATAGCTCATCACAAATCTGCGAACGGGGTCAGTGCAGCGCAAGCGAATATTCATCTGGCGGAATTTGCCGAGCTTTCTCCATATCGCGCGGGTGGCATATTCACCCACAGCGCCCAGACTGCGTTCCATCCACGAAGACCAGCTATGTCCGCCATCACGTGATAGGGACATCGACAATAGAGGCGCAGGCGCATCGCTATTGCCGACACCTGTCTCAAACAGCGCCTCGAAGGCGTACATGGTCTGCCAGCCACGATCACGCGAAACGATAGTAGGCAACGTCACTTCAAATTCTATTGGGTCGCCGTCCTCCTCAAAAACATCGAAGTCGGCCAGATATACGTTGCCGCCGCCCTTTTCGATGAAGGCAGTCGTATTCCAGATCGACAACGCCCCGCCAACGCGCCAATCTTCACGATTGCGGGACTTTCTGCGATGCCAGAGATTAGTAGAGACATCGAGCGCGAAGCATCCAACATCCGTATTTATGACGTAGAACTTATGCCCCTCGTGCGTATAGGTAAAGCACGCGACCTCGGTGCAATTGCGAAGCTGATATTCTATTGCATGGGTGGAAACGCGAATTGGCGTATATCCGTCAAGGCGATAGACTATGCGGTCGTCGCCGTAGAAATACACGCTATTATCGAGTTTTACGACGCTCTCTTTTGCGAAGCATCCGCGCTCAATAAAAGCATTGCCCTGTCTCGAAAAAGGAAAATCGGCATTCCCGCTATTATACCAAATTTCTATGGTTTTCGTGCCATAAAGCTGCAATTCCCGGTGATCGTTGATGAGGCCGATAAGATTATCCGGTGCACCTTCCGCGTTCGCGATGTCTGCGGCGTCATAAATCAAGCCATTATTGATATCGGTAATCGTGAAATATCCGGTATCCGCCTGCGTCCATGCAAAATATCCATCGATAAAGGCAACGTCAGTGACATCGGGCAGGTCTGGAACGGCGGTAATTGTCGAACCGTCCCAGATATAGCCGGTATTCTCAATCACCATACCAATCTGGGTGAGATTGGTCGCCATTCTGACCGTGGATGATGCGCCTGTTGGCAGCGCGGAGTGGGTGGTTACTGTTCCAGCCTCAGAAACACTGAACAATGTTGTAGCAGTCGCAAGATATATCTCATTGTCAAAGTCTATATACCCGAATATCTCACCCCCAACATCCGCAAGGCTTGTCAGGCCGGGAATAAGCATCACAGCAAAACCGGAACGCTTATCGCCCTCCGATCGCTCGGCATAGCCATTCTGAAGTGATGCGCCGGACCATGGCAGCGAGCGCCCAGAAGCTTCATGAAGAGCAGGGGATACCTCAAACATGGCCGTAATCCGGTTGCAGATCGACCGATGCGGGTTCGTTATCCCAAACTGAGAGATCGGCCAGCAATCTTGCTGCCTTTGCCTCTATCTTGATCGCCAAGCGGCTGTCAGTGACGGGGTATTCCGGCTCAAGTTCGTTCGCAAGGTTCCAGATTAGGGTCTGCAGCCACTCCTGCGGCAGATCGGCCTCGTTATTGCTCGCATCTATGTCCTCGATGCGCCGCAGATAGGTCACAGACAGCGTCTGCGCGCTCGCAGTTGCAGAGGACGCCGTGGGCCACACATAAAGCTTGCCGGTCGATAGCTGCGGATCGAAATAAAAGGCCGTTGGAACGCTCTCGACCGTTTTGTTGGGCTGGTTGTAATAATCCGAGCGTGACAATTCATTCAGCGGAACCCCAATCCCGCTCGATGTCGTCTTTCTGCGAACCGAAAGCACACGCATGGCCCTTGGACTTGTCGTGTAGTTGGTCGTCCCCTGGGTAAGAGTGATAGACTGCTCTGATTTGATCCAGAGATACGGTTTTGCCCCCCATGTTTTCAGCAGAAGGTTAAGTGAGAGCATGCCGTCAGCAGACATTCTGGCGGTTAATGCCTCACCTTCCTGCCCGACACCGAGAATCTGAAAAGCCTTCTCGATGATCTGGGCAGATGTCAGCGTAAAATCGGTCGAGCCGGACGTAGCCATTTACAAATCCCCCGGCTGAACCTCGTTGGTGGAGAGAAAAACATCCGCTGGCTCTGGATTGGATACGGGCAACATCTGCTTATCGACCGGCACTTTCAGAAAGTCCTGCGGATTACGCCGGTCTGCAAAGCGATGATGCACGAGATGCCCGTCCCAATTCTTGACGGCTTGGGTCAGCGGGTACTTAAACCCAGAGAAGGCGCAGATGAAGTTCCCCGCCATTCAATACAGCGCCACGATGTCTGCGGCGACAAGGCTAGTCGAATATACCTTGTCCACCTGCCAAGGCCGCTCACCAGCAGGAGCGTCAGGAAACGTCACCACATCGCCATTTGCCATGCGAACAGTGATGTCCCCAGCCGTTCCCAGATAGAGGCCGCGAGTGGTGGGAATAATCGTGCTGTCGCTTGCCGTAACCGCTACAGCGCCATAAGCACTCGATATGTCCTTTGAACGACCGCTCATTTCTTACCGCCTTTCCTGACTTCAGGCTCCGGTTTGGGCGCTTGTGGAAAGCCTCCGTGCCGCACCGCATGGTCGCGCAGAGCGAAAGCTTCCGGTAGCGTAGGAACCGTCCGCTGTTCACCCTCGAAGTTCTGAGCATAGAGGGAGACATGAAAGCCCCCCTCAGTCTCCCTGATGCGAACGAGCATTAGCTGTCAGCCGTTGGCAGGACGTAGCCAGTTGCGCCAGCAACGCCAGATGCGCGGTTTTCGAAGAATCCATAGCCAGACGATGCCGTAACCAGAACCTCCGCCGCCGTATCCGCGTGCTGCGCGAAATTGTTGGCGATGATCCCGGTGTTGGTCGAGACGTCCGTGGTGATGAGAAGCCCGCCCGTCGCCGTGTCGGTGTTGAGGCGGTAAACCTGATTCCCGGTGCAGCGAAGGTCGGTCACAACCTTGGTGGTTGCCTGCGCCATCAGTGTCGCCACGTTGTTGTGGACGCCAATCACGCAGTAGTTGTCCTGAATGGTGACGCCCGCGTTTGTGCCGTCCATCTTCACCATCGCAACGGTGGCAAGATCAGGCTCAATCCAGCGGTTATTGATGAGAGCAAGGCCGTCAGTGTCATTACTGGTCGCGTTGGTATCCACGACATACAGGAAATTCATGTTCGTCGCGGTCGCCTGAATGCGGCAATCCTCAACCGTGAAATATTTCGCGGTCGTGGTCGTGAATACCGAAACGATGTCCGCGAAGTTCGCGGAGAAGATCATGTTCTTGAACGTGACGTTCGCCGCAGTCACCGAAATAGTAGTCGTGGTTGCCGTGTCGAGCGTAAGCGTCGGGCGAGCCGTACCAACGCCCAAACCGATAATCGCAACGCCAGCAATGTCAGCCGTAATTGCTCCAGCGCTCGATAGCGTTTCAGTATGACCCGGCTTCACGAAAATAACATCACCACGGCCTGCGGTACACATGCCGATGGCGGCGTCAATTGTCGAAAGCGGGCTTTCAAACGTGCCGCGATTGGCGTCAGATGCGCCACGATGGCCGGGAAGCAGGCTGGACGAGCTGTTGCCCACCCAGAGAACCTGACCGGGATGAGATTGAACAAGGGGAACGCCGCGAATGGTGACGCCCTGAGAGAACCCATTAGGGAAATTGGATGCAGACATTTAGACCTCCTACGGACCCTCTTGGGGCCACACGGAAAACCCGTAGTTTGGGTAAGGCCGCATTTGTCTGCTACCGGCTCGCGGTTGCCGGTGCCGCATGTCATAGCATGGATGAAAGGCAATGAAAAGGGGCCGCAGGCACTTCCAACCCACGGCCCCAGATCAGTTATGGATGGGATTCGAGATAGGATAGGGCGCTTCTCAATAATACTGGATCATCGTTAAAATTGCCTATGCCCGCGTTACAACGCGAACAAAGGAGCGCACGCACCTTCCCTGTTTTATGGCAATGATCCACTGCCAATTTGCGCGGCTCCATGGTGACTTTGTTTAAAGCTTTTTCTGCATGCCCGCAGATCTTGCATACACCATTTTGCGTTGTTTCCATTGACATGTATTCTTCGAGAGTGATGCCATACGCGGCCTTGAATTTATATGCCCGAACTTTGTCTGGGTGCCTTTGGCGGTATTGAGATTGCCATTTTGCGTAGCGCCGCTTACCCGTTTCTTCGTCTAGAAAGGGAAGCTCCACCTCTCGCCAGAAAAAATTATCAGGTCCATATGGGGCACTTTTGTCTTTGCGGCTAAGTTTATGCAATTCCGAAGGCCTGTTTCCGACATCCTCCACAAACTTCCAAAAGTCAGTCCATTCATCACAAAAATTTCCTCGGT